GTAAATAACCTAACCCCAGTGGGTCAAGGCGGCGTGGCTGAGATCGCTACCTCTTCAGTAACATTTACTATAAACTCCGCAGTAACAGTGTCCCCATCGGTGGCATTCTAACTAAGGAGTAATAATGGCAAAGCTAAAGATAACAAGGGCTAATGGAGAAGTATCAGATCACAAGATAACTCCAGGTGTTGAGTACGCTTTCGAACAGAAATATGGCGCAGGTATTAGCAAAGTCTTGCGTGAGCACGAGAGGCAAACAGAAATATTCTGGCTTGCTTATGAATGCTTACGCAGGGCTGGCGCACAGATACCTTTATGGGGATCTGAGTTTATTGACACTCTAGAGACCGTTGAGGTATTAGACGAAGAAAAAAAATAATAGAGCGGTCTTCAATACTTTACAGCATCGCACAGTTAAGCGTAGAGACTGGGATACCGCCTAGCGAATTTTTAAATATGGATACGGATATGTATAGAGCAATCATACAAGTCCTAACCGACAGAGCTAAGGAGATCAGAAATGCCAGTCGTGGTAAACGGCGTTAAGCAACTCCAAAAGGCTATGAAGGATGTAGACAAAGACCTTAATAAAGAGATGTCTAAAAACGTTAAGCGGGCTATGTTAATTGTGCGAGATAGAGCACGTGGCTATCTGCCACAGCAAAGCGAAGTTTTAAGCGGGTGGGGTAAAGGCACTGCATCAATAGATACAATTAAAGATCCTAAAAGATTATTCCCACCATACGATTATGCTTTGGCAATAGGTGGCGTGGCTTATTCGGCAGGTCAAAACAAACGCAATAACAGCGGCTATAGAGCTGCATTTTATGTTTACAATAATTCTAGATCAGGTGCAATCTTTGAGACTGCGGGGCGCTTAAATAAACCTAGAGGTAACAAATCATTAAACCCTAATGCACCAGCCGAATTTAACTCAGCGGCTGAGATGCTAAACAGTATGAAGGGCCAAGGCATGCAGCGTGGCCGTGTAATTTTCCGTGCTTGGGATGAAACTAAAAACAAAGTTATACCAGCTGTGGTTGAGGCTATTGACACAGTAGCAGTTAAGTTTAAAAAAGATACAGAGCTTAGGAAGGCTGCATAGTGCCTAATTTAATTGTCAGTGCAGTTAGCACCTTTGATAACAAAGGACTTAAAAAAGGCCAGAAGGAAATTAGCAGTTTTGATAAAAGTCTTAAAAAACTGGCTGGCACCTTTGCTACAGTATTTGGTGCTCAAAAACTATTGCAGTTTAGCAAGAATGCTGTCAATGCATTTATGGCAGATGAGAAGGCAGCCAAGTCTTTAGAATTACAATTAAAAAATACAGGCTTTGCGTTTAGCGCACCTGGCGTAGAGAATTACATATCTAGCCTACAGTCTTTATATGGCGTATTAGATGACCAACTACGCCCAGCATTCCAGCAATTACTTACAGTTACTGGATCTATTACTAAAAGCCAGGATGCATTACAGACAGCATTAAACGTAAGCGCAGCCACAGGCAAGTCTTTAACAGAAGTATCTGCAGCTTTAACACGTGGCTTTAGCGGTAATACTGCAGGGCTTAGCCGATTAGGCGCAGGCATAAGTAAGGCCACACTTAAAACTGGCGACATGGATAAGATCATGGGCGAACTTAATAAGAAGTTTGCAGGCCAAGCAGCAGCTAAATTAGACACTTATGCAGGCAAGATGGGTCTACTCACTGTTGCTGCCGCAGATGCACAGGAGACAATAGGTAAAGGTTTATTAGATGCCTTGGCTTTATTAGGTAAAGATACAAGCATTAGCACAGCTACAGATTTAATGGATAACTTTGCTCAAAGCACTGCAGATGCAATCCTTGGCGTGGGCGTTTTAATTAGCAAACTTAAAGAAATTGGTAATACTAAAGTTGGTGGCGCATTATTTGATGTAAAGAATATCCCAGTATTAGGTGCTTACCTTGCAGGATTCTCCGAATTAGGCGCAGCACAAAGAGCCAAGACTGCACCATCTAACGCAGAAGGCAGATCATCTAGCCGTATCTACTTGCAACAATTACGCTTAGAATCTAAGGCATCTAAAGATTTAACAAATGCAAAGAAGGCAGAAACTGCAGCGACTAAGGCTAAATTAGAAGTAGATAAACTAAAAGATAAGTTTGATATAGAGCGCATAGGATTAACCCTGGCGCTTAACCAGGCAACCGATGAAGAAACTAAATTAAGACTTAAGGCACAGCTAGCAATTCTAGATAATAATGAGGCGTTGGCTAAGAAATTAAATGCTGAACTAGGCGCTAAAACATCTATTGATGCCCTGGCTACAGCTGCAGGTATGGCCGCTAGTGCCCTGACAAATTTTGGCCCTGCCCTATTCAACGCTTTAGGTGAGATGACTGGCCGAGGCCGTAATCAAATAGCACCATTTGAAAATTACACATATACAGTGCCACGAGGTGCGACCAACCAACAGGCCACTGCCACAGCAACCGCAACACCAAGCGTAGGTGTAACCGTGAATGCTGGCACCATAGTTACAGATCAGCAATTAGAAGCGGTTATTCAGCAAAACGTATTACAGTTATTAAAGTCAGGCAATAAATTGTTGCCAGCGGGATCGTTGTAATGGCCGTACCAACAATCAATGCAATAATTAACTTCTCAACTGGGCCTGCTACTGCACAAGCTATGCAGTTAGATATTGGCATACTAGGTACAAACGTATTAGCAGATGCTGTAGCTGTAATCGTTGATGTATCTGATCGTGTAAACCTAGTGCAAACATCTACAGGCCGTGATGCTTTAGTAGATCAATTCCAAACAGGCCGACTTACCTTACGCATCGTAGATCAAAATGGCGACTTTAATCCGACTAACCCTGCCGGGCCTTACTACGGCTTACTGACACCAATGAAAAAGGTGCAGATAACTGCAAACTACAATAGCAACACTTATCCAATATTCTCTGGCTTTATTACATCTTATGTAAACACTCAGCCTAAAGATGCAACAGAAGTTGCCTATACAACAATACAAGCTGTAGATGCCATGAGACTTGCACAGAATGCACAAATATCTACAGTCACAGGTGCTATTGCTGGCGATCTATCAGGCACACGCATTAATCAGATATTAGATCAAATCTCTTGGCCAGCCACAATGCGCCAGATAGATGTAGGTCAAACTACATTACAGGCAGACCCAGGCACGGCACGTACATCTTTAGGCGCTATGGTCACTGTAGCCGATTCTGAGTATGGCGCTATATATGTTGATTTTAATGGAGAGTTTGTATTTAAGGATCGTTTAACTGCCACTGAATCAATAGCTGCAACACCCACACTCTTTGCCGATGATGGCACAGGTATCCCGTATGCCAATGCGCAGTGGAAATTAGATGATACGTTGATCTTTAATTCAGCCCAGATCAGCCGTGCAGGTGGCTCGCCACAGACAGCAATCAATCAACCATCTATTGACAAATACTTTATCCACTCATATAACCTGCAGGATCTTCTAATGCAGACCGATGCGGTAGCCCTAGATTATGCCAGGGCTTATGTGGCATCTAGAGCTGAGACAACCATCCGATGCGATGCCATCGAACTGGATCTATACACTGCTAATTATGATGCAGGCATACTTGCTGCCCTAGACCTAGATTTCTTTGATCCAATTACAGTTATTACAACCCAGCCAGGTGGGTCTCAGCTAGAGAAAACCCTGCAAATCTTTGGCGTGGCAAACACGATTACACCTAATTCCTTTAGGACAGTGTTTACAACGCTAGAACCTGTCATAGATGGGTTTATACTAGGGTACAGCGCTCTAGATGAAGATGTATTAAGTTACTAAGGAGAAATTATGCCAACCTGGCCAGGCACGACTGGTGATGTAGTTACCAGCACAATGTGGAATGGGCTACCAGCCTTCACAGTACAAACTGCTAAGACAGCCGATTACACAGCTGCTAGTGGTGATGAATACCAACAATTAGTACCAATAAATAAAGCAACTGCTATTGCATTTAAGTTGCCAACCGATGCAACATATAACTTTGCAGTAGGCACAGTCATTACAGTATTAAATATCGGTGCTGGACTTTGCACAATTAGTGCAGTGACACCTGGTACGACAACTGTATTAAGTGCTGGTGCCACAGCTGCATCGCCTACCCTTGCGCAATATAAATCTGCAGCATGTATTAAAACAGCTGCCAATGCGTGGTATGTAGTGGGAGCAATAGCATAAATGTTAAATGTAATCACTGCTGTAATTTCGCCATCTAAACCAAAGCCAGTGGTTACTGGCGGCACCCTTAGTTCTGATGCCACTTATTTTTATCGGACATTTACTGCAAATGGAACTTTAGGTATTACAGAAGATGCATTAACAGCAGATATTTTAGTAATTGCTGGGGGCGCAGGGGGAGCGGGTGGAGGAAATAACGGCCCGTTTGGTGGTGGCGGCGGAGCAGGTGGATTACTAGAGTTTGCATCACAAGTATTAACAACAACAAACCACAGCGTAACTATTGGTGCTGGCGGTTCTGGGGGAACAGGTGGCGGGGCGCCAGGTAATCAAACAAATGGAGTTGATTCTGTATTCGCTTCACTTACAACTGTTGTAGGTGGTGGGCGTGGCGGCGGAAATGCAGCTATGGGTCAAACTGCTGTAGATGGTTTTTCTGGTGGTTCAGGTGGCGGAGCAACTGCTTGGGATACTAATACTTTGGCTAATGGTGGTGCTGCAACATCAGGTCAAGGTAATAAAGGTGGAAACATAAGCAATCAAACTCCATCAACTTCAAGAGCATCAGGTGGTGGTGGTGGAGCTGGAGCAGCGGCTGCAAATTCATCTACAAGTAAAGTTGGCTCAGATGGTGGCGTAGGAAGTAGCAGTTATTCTTCTTGGGGCTCAGCAACATCTACTGGTGAATTAAGCGGTGGAACTTATTATTATGCAGGTGGCGGCGGCGGAATAAATGATAGTAGTCCTTATGGTCGAGCTGGTGGTCTTGGTGGCGGCGGTGCAGGAAGTTCAAGCACTGCAACTGCGGGCACAGCAAATACGGGTGGTGGTGGAGGAGGATCAATTAACATTGCAGGCAATGGTGGATCAGGAATTGTAATTGTTCGCTATTTGAAAACGGCGGTTTAATATGAGTCATTGGGCAGAAATTGATAATACAAATACTGTATTAAGAGTATTAGTTGGCGACAATAATGATCCAGCAGGTGATGAAGGTTATCAATGGCTTATAGATAATCTTGGTGGCACTTGGATTAAAACTTCATACAACGGAAATATTCGCAAAAATTATGCAGGTATTGGTTATACCTACGATGAGGTTAGAGATGCTTTTATACCTCCAAAACCTGATGATGCAACAGGGCTTAACGAAGACACTTGCCAATGGATAGTACCTGCAATTGAATCCTAAATTATGTGCAGCTGGTGTGCAGTTAAGAGATCAAGTTGATACGTGGTTTCCAGATAGGCGTACTGCCAGTGATGGGTGGGTGGGCGATAGCCGTCACTCCGCCAGAAAATCAGATCATAATCCAGACACCTTTGGGTGGGTCAGAGCAGTTGATATTGATTCTAGCTTGGGTGCATCCGAAGGGATCAGTGCTTATCTGGCTGACCAGATCCGAATCGCAGGCAAAACCGATAAACGCATATCTTACGTCATCCACAATCACCACATCGCTTCCAAGTTATTAGGATGGAAATGGCGAAGATACAAAGGCATAAATCCACACACAAAACACATTCACATAAGCTTTACAAAGTTAGGCGACCTAAACGGCGCAGAGTTCGATATACCACTACTAGGGGGCAAGTTATGAATATGAAAAATCCATACGTACTAACACTAGGCGCATTCTTATCAGCCTGGGCAGCATCCAATTTCGCAGCTGATTATCGCTCAATTCTATGGGCATTATTAGCAGGTGTCTTTGGGTATGCAACTCCGAAGAAATGAGTCCAGCAGAATGGGCATCCTTTGGCGCTGGCGTTATCGCCGTGCTATCAGGCGTGCTAATCGGATTACGTTTTCTAGTTAGAGGCTGGCTTAATGAGTTACGCCCTAATGGTGGATCTAGTATGAAGGATCAATTAACACGATTAGAAAAGCGTGTCGATGATCTCTTTATTTTAATTAGTAAGTCATAATTTTAATATGGCTACTAAACGCAAACCTAAGAAGAAGATAGCACGTAGGCGCAGGACTACTAAAGAGCCTGTACTTACAAAGCTAGACTTCTGGGCAATAGCAGCTAATGAGGTTTATATGGCTTGCCGTAAATCTGGAATGGATGAAGGCACAGCTCTAGCGTTTGCGATGGATAGGTCAAGTTATCCAGACTGGATCATAGATAGTAAAGATCCTATAAAGAATCCACTTGACGATTTTGAAGAGGATGAAGATTAAGCCGTCCAGATACCTCGTTATCTCAGATTTACAGGTGCCTTATCACCACGAAGCAGCTGTAAAAAATGTTATCAAGTTGGCAAGGCGTGAGAAGTTTGATTCAGTATTGGTGGTTGGAGATGAAATTGATTTTCAGAGTATTAGTAAATGGAGTGAGCAAACACCTTTGGCTTACTCAGAAGACTTACACGCAGATCGTGAGCTGTGCAAGCAAATACTCTGGGATCTCGGTGAGTACAGTCCAGAAATGCACGTTATCCGCAGTAATCATACTGATCGCTTATATAACACTTTATTAAAAGTACCTGGTTTAATTAACCTGCCTGAATTGCAATACCCAGCGTTTATGGGATTTGCTGAAATGGGTATCACCTACCATAAAACAGCCTATGAGTTTTACCCTGGGTGGGTTTTGTGTCATGGAGACGAGGGCAGCATGAGCCAACATGCGGGCGTTACCTCATTAAATTTAGCCAAGAAATTTGGAAAATCAGTTTTGGCGGGGCATAGCCACAGGCTTGGCATGAGTGCCTATTCAGAGGGCATTAACGGCCATTCTAGGACTCTATATGGCGTTGAGGTAGGTAATCTTATGGATCGCAAAAAAGCCTCTTATATCCGCTATGGAAGCGCTAATTGGCAGATGGGCTTTGCTATACTAGAAGCTGTTGGAAAGACCCTGACACCGACCCTGGTGCCAGTTAATAAGGATGGCTCATTCACAGCACTGGGCAGGTATTACGGGTAACATCGTTACCTAATCGTTATACAAATACGCCCCAAAATCATCCACAAAGTCATACACAGGTGCGACACTATTGCTATGCCACGAAACGCAGTAGTGGTATAGACGGGCTACAAATGAAAATACAGATTGACTTAAAAGCAGCTGATTTTGAACAGCTGTGGATCAATTCAATGGAATGGAAAGGCCAAGATTGGGAGAAGCAGGTAGAACGTTTTGAACCTGCACCATTGTTTAGTTGGCAGTTTGCATATTGGTTCGACAATTACGCTGCTTTAAAATTGGCAGAAGGTTTTATCAATATATCAGGTAAGAATTACTCTGTACACAGCGACGAAAACACGGGCGATTGGGTTTTACTTACTAATTACGCTAGCCCATGCCACTTACGCAAAACTTTGGTGAACGCATGAATCCAATAGAAGAATTGAAGAATTTAGGTTATCTGTGGATGTATGCAATAGTGGCTACTACAGTCGTTGCTTGGATCATCTACGAAATTAAAGACACTGCATTCCAGAATGGTTATTGGAAAGGCCGTGCGCAGGGCTGGGAATCACATCGCAGGTTAATGAACACTAAGACAAAGTCAGATGAGGTATTTGACTATGACAAGAACTGAGAAGCTCTTTGCAAATGTTATTGAAACTCTCCACAGTAGAGGCGCTCATTATGGCCACCCAATCGAGAACCATAAAAGAATTGCCGAACTCTGGTCAGCTTATCTTGGCTATCCAATTCAACCGAATGAAGTTGCAATATGTATGTGCCTGGTCAAAATCAGCAGACAAGTTGAAGATCCACGAGTCGATGACAATTACACTGATGCGCTTGGATACATTGCTATTGCTAAAACAATAACTGAAGCGATGCAGGATGAGGATGGAGTGTGGAAAGATGGCGTTTGATTTAAGTCAATATGAAACAGTCGATGAAAGATTACACAAGTGGTGGAAGGAGTTCCCAGATGGAAGATTGGAAACAGAGATTATTGAGGCCAGCCAGTCTCGATTCATTGTTATTTGTAAATTATACAGAACGGAAGCGGATCCGAAGCCGTACTCTACGGGGATTGCAAGTGAGACTGTTAGTGATCGTGGTGTTAATGCGAATTTTGCTTTACCTAACTGCGAAACAAGCGCAATTGGTCGAGCGATTTCAAATGCGGGTCTCTCGCCTAAAGGAAAACGTCCAAGCAGAGAAGAAATGGCCTCTGTAAATGAAAAACAATTTACACCTAAGTATGGCAGACCAGGATCTAAGTCGGCTGCGATGGAGT